GCCTGTTCGTTATCATCAAGTTTCATGACATTCGTATTTTTACGATCAAGAATAATTTCACCGTCCATTACTATTACTCTTTATATTGAAACTATTCTATTCTCTTTAACGCACTTTATAAAAAATGTTGTTTCAATATAAATGAAACTTAACGCCACCAACAGAAACACGATCAAAGCTATCGTCATCATCATCGCAATATTGTGTGTTCTCGCAATGTTCCGTACCAGTGGGTACCAGGGTAAAGAGGTCGAAATCGAAACTGTCAATACGGGTTCGCTCTTCGATATCCCATCGACCGAAGAATGTTTGGGTAATGCCTACTACTCCGACAGTAAAGGTGGTGTTTGTGACGGACAAAAACTTGTTCGCGAACAAGCGAGCTATAAGATGAAGTAAAATCTCCAGTATATATAAATGGCTTTAGTGACGAGTCAATCCACTTTACCCGATTTCGAATATGAGTATCATACGATTACCGTTGACACTATAGGTCAAGCAAGTAAAAATACATTTACTGTACATCTTCAGCAAACACTCGAAAATGTCGTTCAGGTAAGACTTAACGCTGCACAAATTACAACAACGGGTTCAAATGTATGTTACATATCTATAAACGAACTCAATACAAATTATACACAACGAACATCAAATATTTATGGGTACGAAGGTCAACCATCTTTATCAAAAGTAAATAATTCGTTTGGGAGTTTGATTAGTGGAAATGGTGCAGCTTCGGAGATCATTTTCAAAGACAATTACCCAGTCGTACAACAATATTCGACACCTATACGAAAAATAGATAGATTAACAATTAGTTTATTAAATCAAGACGGTATTACTATATCGGGTACCGACGATAACTTTTTTATTTTTAGATTTATATGTAAACAAAAAAATTTACCATTCCAGGGGGGTAGTAAATAACGCATATTTTTAACCTTTTCTTATTATAAATGTCATCTGGTATTGTTCAACTTATAGCAATTGGTGCTCAAGACGAATACATTATGGGCGAACCAGAAATATCTTTTTTTACGTCAACGTTTAAACGACATTCTAACTTTTCACAATCCGTTGAAAAACAAACTATTCAGGGAGATGTGAAAGCGAATTCTATGTCATCTATTCGTTTTGATCGAACAGGTGATATGTTAGGGTATACATACCTAACAATTGATAATAATACACAGGCACTCGATATTCAAAGGTGGGACACGCTTATAGACAAAGTTGAACTTCTCATTGGTGGTCAGGTTATTGATACACAAGATGCCATTTTCACTGAAAAAATAGCAATCGATACGTTTGCAACAAACGTTTCAAAAAGTGCAAATGGTACACACCCAGGTATAAGTGCACGTTCCTATTTCTATCCATTTAGATTCTTCTTTTGTGAGGGTGCACAGTGTGCTTTACCCATAGTCGCTTTACATTACCATAACGTCGAATTACGTATACATTGGGGACCAAATGCAGGTAACTATAATTTCGAGTGTTATTCAAACTATTATTACCTCGATAACGAAGAACGTGGTAACCTTGTTTCGCGTAACCATAATTTAATTATTACACAAGTTCAAAAAAGTATTCCATCAAATGAACTTTCTCAAGAATTGACGTTTAATCACCCAGTCAAGTATCTCGCATCCTCAGATACAACCACAGAAGGAGCATTAACATCAACCACTAATAAAATTAAAATTGAAATAAACGGTTTAGATATAGGTAATTTCAAGTGGGCGAAACCACACTTCATAGACGTTATGAACTATTACCACACAAACTTTGTTACGTCACCCGATTTTTTCTTATATTGTTTTTGCTTATCGACGAGTTCGCTCCAGCCGACAGGAACACTCAATTTTAGTCGATTAGATTCTGCAAAGGTAGTCAGTCAAACCATGATAATTAGTGATCCTATATACGCAGTCAACTACAATATACTTCGTATTGAAAATGGTATGGCTGGTCTTATCTACGCAAATTAAAATACGTACCTATATTAAATGGTTAAAAACATACCGACCATCGAGCGGTCTACCAAAATCCGGTTTGGTAAATACGCTACGGACGACCAGGGTGAAAACACGATCGTATTCAATGCTTCAAATGCAGCTATAGATACATCGGTTCCAGGGAGTATTTACATGACACCTTTACGTTCGGAAGATATAAGAGACCCCGATGTTAAGATTTTAACGTATAACCGAACCACAAAAGAAGTTTTAGATTCAAATGTAACTTCAGATGACATTTTTTCCATGAACTTAGAATTTGTAACGAATAATGATAACGTTACATCAAATACGGTTCGTTTTATAAATGATACGACTTCGTTTGTAACAACTGGTAATGTCGGTATACAGAATACAAGTCCTACACACGCACTCGATGTAGGTTCACAATTTCACGTAACTGAAGGAGGTGAAGTACGCGTGGGTCCTTCTATTTTAATAGATTCTAATGCAGATAATAACATTCAAGTTTCGGGTAGAATAAATACAGATTCAATAACTGTAGACCATATTGGTTTATCTAACAATAATCCAACTATAACGGGGTTAAGTTTAGGTTCGAATACGTTTTTACAACACCCAACTGCATCCATAAACGCGTTTAGTACCGCGGGTAACGTAAGTGCGGCATTTTACCATGGTGATAGTTATTTTCTTTCAAACTTGAATTTAAACAATATCGTTTTACAAGGTAATACAACCGCTTCTAGAACAGTTCAGTTTAACTATGCAAATGGTCCAGCTTTGATCACGAACGGTAATGTTGGTATACAGAATACACATGGTATACACACGTTAGATGTTGGTTCGAACTTATTCGTAGACGATAAAGGTTCAAATATATTAGTTGTGACCGGTAATACATTTACATCGAGAAAAGCATTAATTGGGTCAAATGTTACTATAGATACGTTAGGATCCAACGTCGTTGAAGTTACGGGGAACACGTTTACCTCGAGAAAAGCTTTAGTTGGGTCAAATGTTACTATAGATACGTTAGGATCCAACGTCGTTGAAGTTACGGGGAACACGTTTACCTCGAGAAAAGCTTTAGTTGGGTCGAATCTTGTTATGGATACACTAGGGTCTAATGTCGTCGAAGTTACGGGGAATACATTTACCTCGAGAAAAGCCTTGGTTGGGTCGAATGTTACTATAGATACGTTAGGGTCAAACGTCATTGAAGTTACGGGAAATACGTTTACTTCGAGAAAAGCTTTAATTGGGTCGAACCTTGTTATGGATACACTAGGATCTAACGTCGTCGAAGTTACGGGGAACACGTTTACCTCGAGAAAAGTCCTCGTTGGTTCGAATGTTACTATAGATACTTTAGGATCAAATGTTATCGAAGTTACGGGGAACACGTTTACTTCGAGAAAAGCTTTGGTTGGTTCGAATGTTATTATAGATACACTAGGAACCAATGCCATTGAAGTTACGGGGAACGTAAACGTATCGAATTATACAAAAACAGACTATATTACCGTACAAAAAGATGCACATGTAAAAGGTAACCTCCTCGTCGAAGGTACAACAACAACAATTGATACAATAAATACAACTTTCGGAGATGCCGTTATAAGTCTCGCAAACAATAACATATTAACGACTACCGATATTGGTATTATCATGAAACAACCCGGTAGTAATGCAAGTCCAACGGTAACTTTTAGAGGTGAAGAAAAAGAAATGATGATTGGCTACACACTAAACAGTTCTTTAGATACCGAAATCACACCCGATTTGGCGAACGTCATAGATTTACACGTCTATGGTAATGTAATAGCACAAAACAACATAACACTCACATCGGGTGAACTAACGGCAATTACATTAAATGGTAACGTCATCGGTAATAATGTAGACGTAATTACTTTGAATGGTAATGTTGTTGGTAATAATGTAGATGTGATTACTTTGAATGGTAATGTTGTTGGTAATAATGTAGATGTGATTACTTTAAATGGTAACGTTATCGGTAATAATGTAGATGTGATTACTTTGAATGGTAATGTTGTTGGTAATAATGTAGATGTGATTACTTTGAATGGTAATGTTATTGCAGATAATGTATACGCAACAAATAATATAGAAACAATGTCCGGGTTCTTTAAAGGTGATGGTGGTATTCTTTCGAACGTCACTCTTCAACAAGTTACGGATGCGGGTAATACGACATCAAATACGGTTCAGTTTACGAACGCACACACGGCGTTTACGACCGATCTTACGTCTAATGTAGGTGTTAAACTCAACCAAT